CGGCTGGCGAGTTTGTCGAGGTTCTGCTGCATGACCTCTTCGAGCGTCAAGCCGTAGCGATCGTTGAACATTACTTTTTTCATTTTCTCTTTCCTTTTAGCTCCGCAATGCGGCGGAGGATATATATCTTCATTGCTTCTGATTTAAGTTCATCCGAAGTCATCGCAAAATGCCATAGATGCGCATATTCATCCGAATTATACCCGTAGCGTATGCCAACAACCGTCCCATCCATATCCTTACGAACTGAATAGACACGTATCTGACAACGCCCCTCCCGCCTCAGTCGGCGCAGTAGTTTGGTTTTCATATCTTCTCGTATTCATTTATCGTTTCAAAAAATCGTCAGTTGTACCGACTTTAGCTGGCGTGTCCCCGCCGCCCTTGCCTGCCTTTCCAGATCGAGCACGCGGGCGTAATTGTAAGTGGCGATCCATTTCATGTTGAGTGGCAGGAGTTGCAAATCCTCCTCCGCCGTTTCGGATTCGGAACGGAGCGTACCTTCGTCCATCTCCGGCACGATTTTCAGGAGGTTCGGCGTGGAGAAGTGCCACCACCACGGCAGAAGGTGCTTCATCACATCGTAGCGCGGGCTTCCCATAAGTCCCCGGCTCTTGCCCGTGTAGTACAGCCATTTTTTCTCGAACGGCCGGTATTCCACGGGAACGGCGCGGAAATCGAAAGGGTCGCCTGGCCCGAACTCGCGCAGGTTTTTCCACTTGTCGCCGCACCACAGGGTGAGGAGGTCGGCCCCGCATTCCGCAAAGTTGTCCCGGTTCTCCCAGGCGTAAAATTCCGGGGGCAAATCCGCAACCAAATCGTGCCCTCCGATCCCGCTGAATAGTGATGCGTGGGTCATAAGCGATCATCGGTTATCGCCGTTTCCGTCGATCACGCCGCGCTCGCGGCGGCTGGCGAGTTTGTCGAGGTTCTGCTGCATGACCTCTTCGAGCGTGAAGCCGAAGCAATCGGCAATGCCCGCGATAAACCACGCACAATCCCCGACCTCTTTCATCAGCTCGGATTTGTAACCCTCCACCTCTTGCAGATCACCCGTATTGAAGACCAAATGATCCATATCCAGCCGGCACACTCCCTTTCGGCGCCATTTGGCGATCTTGTCGGCGATTTCGCCCACCTCGGCCATCAGGCCGAAAAGCATATAGGTCGCATTCTCGCAACTCGGCAGCCGCGTACTCATCGCGCGTGTCTGATATTCGTTCGCTCTCATCCTTTATAATTCTTAAAATCAATACTATTGAAAATAGATTTGTGATTACACCAACGGGCTAATCGCTTTTGCTCCTTTGTCGGTTCGATATTGTTTTCGAAATCTCGATATGGTTGGGCAAAGGGACTTACTCCCAATCGCTTCAGAGCCTCAATGCGGACCAAACTTTCGTGTACATCCCCAATTAAAGCATAGACAAAAATTCTATATGGTTTTATGCCGCGCTTGGACAACTCCTGCACAACCTTTGTCACAGAATCTAACTGACTGATTCTGTCGCATGCAAACCGGACGTATCTTATCCACTTAACCCGCGATAGCAAGTCAAGTATATATTTATCGGCACACGCCCGGCGAGCATCCAACCCTTGATTAAAATCAACAGATATGCCCGTGCGAATTATTTCTTCGATTTGTTCCAGCCCGAAATCCGACGCCAGTACATTGTTATCCAATAATATAGCCCGACGCTTATCGCCGAGGAACTCCCGGAGCGGGGATGCCGGCCGGATGGAGCCTTCCTTGTGCGGAACGATGCACCACGGGCAACCGTTCGGGCAACCGCGTGTTAGGAATCCGAAAGCCTCATTCACACTGTAAAGCGAATAATCAGGACAGATATGTTCAATCTCGTCTGGTAATGTTATTGTATAGTCCTTATAACCTGTTCCCGCCCGTACGATCTCGCACGGGTAGTAGTCTGCACAATCAGCCGTGAAAGTGAAAACTTTAGACATATACACTCGATCGTACCTACCGAACATCGGATTGGCGAACTCAACCGAATCCCCGTGCGACTTATGCCAAGCCGAAAGTTTCATCAATGCCAAGTTCGGAAAATGATGACCATCTACATCTACTAATCCTATATTCACTCTTTGTAGTATTTTCAGTTTTTCCTGTTAAACTTCCTCTCGACCAGATCGCACAAATCCAGGTACATCGCATCGGTATTCTTCGCCTTCACCCTCTCCCGGAACCTGGCTATATCCGACAGCCAGCAGCCGCAACGGACATAAATGCCGTCTTGCAGGTTGAAAAAGTAAACCTTGCTGCCAATCCGAGAGCCGAACCCGACAAAAGCCAGGAAAGGATAATCGCCGATATATTCGCCTTTCCCTTCAAAGGAGCACCGCTCGCCGAAAGAGCAACACGCGCCGAAAGAGCAATTCTCGCCGAAGGAGCAATCCTCACCGAAAGAGCAATCCTCACCGAAGGAGCAATCCTCACCGAAAGAGCAATCCTCACCGAAAGAGCACTCCTTACCGAAAGAGCACCACTTGCCGAAAGAGCACTCCTCACCGAAAGAGCAATCCTCACCGAAAGAGCACCACTTGCCGAAAGAGCACTCCTTACCGAAAGAGCACCGCTCGCCGAAGGAGCACCGCTCGCCGAATATTTGTATATCACTGTAATCCCCCGAGGGGTATTGTTTGATTCCGTCGATCACCTCGAAGGCATCGAAATCCGCTTGTGTGTATTCTTTCATTTTCGTTAATCTATTAAATTCAATTCGATGATTCCGTCTATTTTACAATCCTCGATCCCGGTACACTCCAACAGAGCCGGGATGCGTACAAGAGGTTTGGCCGGGTTGAAGTCGTAGCGACCCGAAATCCGACCGTTGAGAGAGCTGATGATCCTACACAGCGACAACACGATGTTGTAAGACCTTTGAGGAGCCTCCAACAGGATGCAGCCGCTGATGGTCCGATACGCCTCGTCTGTCTTGTCGTTGTACTGCCGGGCGGCCCGGTCGTCGATCTTGCGAAGCATCGACCACGCGATGCCGTGAGCCTGCGTGACCAAAGTCTGAGCCTGCGTATAACGGCGCTTGGTTTCATGGTGGAACAAGCCGGATGCCGTGAGTTCGGATTCAAGGTCGAGCATCGCGTAGTTCAAGCAGCCGACCAGCGTAAGCATCCGCACCGCGAGCGGCACGTACCGCTCGTCTTTCGGCCGAGGACCCCGCGCGAGCAAGCGAGTGTTCATCCAGGCCGTATGTTTAATCAACATTGCCTGGCGGTAAGAAAGGTTGGTCATATAATCAATGCGTTTTACCCATAGTGAACCACTCGGCAGAATGAAGCCAGTGATAAAATTGTCGTTTTGTCATTTATCCAAATAATTTTGAACTGCCGTTATAGCTTCATTCAGTGTGCGAACAAGTACATACTTGTTTCCAACCTGTTCAAAAGATTTCTGCCATTGTTTTTGTGCTGGGGTCTGACGACTTCCTTTTACTTGGGTCTTAAATTCCAGTCCCAGTACACCAAACCCATCTCGGGGAACAAGTAACAGTAAATCCGCCGCTCCAGCCGTCATCCCTTCAGCTTTCATGATGGCCGCCTCGGTTTTACTTCGCAATCCGCCATTGGGCACGCTCGTCAAATTCAAAGCATACTCGGGGTATTGAAGCCGGAACCAACGTACAAAAGCGCGTTGGATGTTCGATTCAAGGTGTTTCATCTCGCCGATATTTCGATCGTTTTCTTTTTTCGACCAATTGCCGGATAAACTCCGCAGCTTTGGCGTCCGTTACCGGGTGATCGCTACTCATAGCCTCGGCTTGCCGTATCGTGCGGTTCTCGCAGGCATTGCATCGATCCTCGAAATATGTCTGAAACCAACCGTATATGATCGATCCGTCTATTCGTCCGTACAGTTGTCCGTATTGCCCTCGTTTGGCATTGGTAAATACCAGGTTTACATCGGCAAGGTTCAACGCCCAGAAATCGTCCAAAATCATGTAGGCCGTTTCCGTTACCTGTGCGTCGTTCATCTTGGCTGAAATATTGAAAAACTCCTGTACATTGACGATCCAAAGTACCAGATATGCAGCCGTCCATTTTTCGCCGTATGTCGCTCGCAATACAGATAACACCGGCATTTGGGATTCGGCACAAGCCACGGCCGACTGCATACGGCGGCAGCTACTCTGTATTGCCGCCACTGAGTAGCGTTTCAAGAACTCCACGCTTGAAATCTTCGCTAACGCCGTTGTTGGCGGTTTTTTTGCTAATTCCGTTGTCATTGTAAACTTTGTTTTGCGGGCTGTTGATCGAATTGGTGAGCGTTTGCCTCCAGTTGATAGTCTTTGTGCGCTGCTTTCGCTTATGCTGCCATCCGGCTTCCGTTGCCCAGAAGTTTACGCAAGCCTTTTCGAGCGAGAGGGCAATGTTGAGATTCGGGTTGAAACGTTGTTGCGTCGAAATCCAAGCGTCATCCTGTAGGAGCGTCTTATAGGCCTTGCGTAACTCGTTTTTGTAAATCTCAAAATCATCACGCCACGTCAATATCCGAGCTTCTTCAATCCCTGCATCATCCTTGCGGAGCGTCTTACGGGATTTGCGTTTAGGAAGATCGGATTCGGGGTTCTCGGTCCCCTCGCACGCGCCTGCGTTATAGTCTTCTACCGGGTAAGAAATAATATTATCTCTCACAGATACTCCAGTATCTTCTACGCCAGTAGAAGTACTGGTAGTAATATACTCCTTATCCTCTCCTTTTATAGTCACTGATCGTTCAGTGATCGTTCCGTGATTATTCAGTGATCGTTCAGTGATTTCATATAATGCGCTGTCTAATAATTCTTTACGTATATTTACATCCTCCAGATTAGGTCTGTTGATTACTTGATGACGGGAAAAGGTTGGCAGATAATAGAATCTTTCCGACTTAACGGAAAGCAGACTAATAAATCCGGTTTCTTCGAGCATCTTCAACCAGCCTTCGAATTGTTGGAGTTGTATTTTGTCGTAAGGGAATATTTTAGACTTCAGCCAAACGGGGTCGGCTATTACTACGCCCAAATCATCGGCAAAATTCCAAAGTCCGATGTAAAGCAGCCTGGCATCGCGCGATAAGCGGCCGATCTTCAGATCATCCCAAAACTGGGGTTTTATGCTTCTGATTCTGGCCATACCATAGCGTTATTTTGGTTGTTGATCATTGTCTTCTTTTAGCATATTCTGCAATACATCGACAAGGTCTTTCGCCATTTCGGGCGTCAGGACAATCCCGTTGGGGTATTCATCATCTGGAGCTACATCTTTGATTTCGATGAAGTAAGCTCCATTGACATATACCTCGACTTCCCTTATGTCCGGATATTCTTCTGAATCTATGATATGATAATGTTGTGTAAGCATAGTTTACAATTTTAAGCGTTCTTTCTCATAGCTTATCATAGTCCGAAGGTTGTCGCACTGATGCTTGCAAGATGCATTGATGCGGTCCAACCACTTTTCTAAAGCATTCAGCTCCGAAGCAGAACTGTTCACCAATTTTGTCGCCAACGATGGTGACAAACTGATAATCGTTTCTTTTTCATCGTGAAACAGCGTGGCCACCGCTGCGTCACGCATTCCGACAACCTCACTCAACAATTCACCGCTGCGAGCGTAATAAACACCCAGCTGGTCCAAACGCTCTATCATGGCTTCGATATTGGGATTATTCATACATTCAAGAGCCATCTGAATATTCCGAGCTTCCTTCCGTATTTGTTCGATTCTTTGCATGGCGTTTTATTATTTTTTTATACAGGATTCTGCCCATCCGAATAGCATTCCGACCCCGAATGGTCGAGGCATCGCAAAACTCCAAATCACGCAGAATACGTACTATTTGCCGAATCTCCCAAGACTTGATTTCATAACCGATCATGGGATTCCGAATATTAGAATGGAAGGTCATCTACCCTATCCGCCGGAGGCATATCCATAACACTCTCCGCCGTAACCGGTATCGAACTAAAGTTTATGGCCTTACCGCGTCCAATGAAAACACGGGGTACTTTCGCCTCCCGTTCCTCCTTGGTCTGACGCATAAATACCGAATGGGTATTTTCGTAGGAATCCGGTTCCCGGAGCTGCGAAACGCATACGGCGATATACTTCTTGCCATTCTTGGCGATTTTAATTTGATCGCGGGGAATATCCGAAACGCAAATCGATACATTGATAAGTTCTGACATAGCTACGGTTGTTTTTTGAATGTTGTTTTGATACTCGTTTTACTACTTCGAACGGGCGGGTAAAGCATCTCACCCGTTTGGGGATCGGCAAGCCCGGAAACAGGCAGTTGCCGAAGCATTGTTTCTCGCTCTTTAATGTCAGCTTTCAAGGATTCAAGAGTTGCGTACATATCATATAACTTACTGTCACCGCAATTCGCATAATCGTATTTGACACCGACCTCGGCTTCTTCCAACCGGCAATCCCCGAATTGGTGCGATTTCCCGTATTTGGATAATTCGCGGAGTGTGATGTCCCGGATCTCTTCATTATCCTTGAACGCCTTGATTGCCGCTTCCATCCTGCTGATATTGACATGGGCCGTTATCGGGTCAATATCCCCGTTTACAACAGCCCTGACCGCCCGGGCGGTCAATTCACTGACCGAGACCGTTTCACAGAGCAATAATGAATTATTTTCCATGCCGAGCCATCTTATAAGAATTAAACAAAGCCGCATAACGTTTAAGCACGTCAGCATCGGCGTCATAAGATTTCAGAAGACGTGCGGCAATATCGAAATCTGCCGCATAGCCTGAAGCGGTCCATAAGTCATAACCCCAATTAAGCAGACAATCGCACTTGATCGGATCGTCAAGCATATCTGCCGTAATCCGATGCTTTGCCCGGGGTGTATCGGGCCGGGCCGAAGCGAGAGGGTCCGGAGCAGCTGCCGCGCATTTTGCTGACATATTGCTCGATTTACCCTTGAATACATCGGCACCAATCCCGAGCCAGGACCCGATCTTTGTCAAAGCATCGGTTGTAGCCCCCTTGTGGGCATCACCCAAATCTGAATTATCGTTGCCTCCATAACATTCATAATAGATACCATATTCAGGTATCTCGAATGTTACCTTGACAACCACCATCTTATTATCTCGGGCAACCTGTTCGGAGCGGACACGCCAGCTACCTACTCCGAATACGTCATTCATACGCTCGGTAACGTAGATCGCTTTGATCGTGGACAGGTAGTTCTTTGTCGGATGCGGCGATATTGCCTCTGAAGGCAGTGGCCGATCCAGTAATCTTTTCTGTTCTTCGGATATTTTACGCAGTTCCATATTCTCAATCTCTATCGGTTATCACTCGTGATGCGAACTTTTTAGAATCGCTATACCGCATCATATATTTGGTTTCCTTGCGTATCTCGGCAGCCGAGAGTTGCCTATTCCAAGAACCCGAGGCAACAATGTTTTGCGGGCAGTTGATTTCGTAAATCTCGATTCTCGTTTTCATACATCAGTATTTTTCAGTTTTTTCTGTCAAACTTCCTCTCGACCAGATCGCATAAATCCAGGTACATCGCATCGGCATTCTTCGCCTTCACCCTCTCCCGAAACCCGGCTATATCTGACAGCCAACAGCCGCAACGGACATAAATGCCGTCTTGCAGATTGAAAAAGTAAACCTTGCTGCCAATTCGGGAGCCGAACCCGACAAAAGCCAGGAAAGGATAATCGCCGATATATTCGCCTTTCCCTTCAAAGGAGCACCGCTCGCCGAAAGAGCAACACGCGCCGAAAGAGCAATTCTCGCCGAAGGAGCAATCCTCACCGAAAGAGCAATCCTCACCGAAGGAGCAATCCTCACCGAAAGAGCAATCCTCACCGAAAGAGCACTCCTTACCGAAAGAGCACCACTTGCCGAAAGAGCACTCCTCACCGAAAGAGCAATCCTCACCGAAAGAGCACCACTTGCCGAAAGAGCACTCCTCACCGAAAGAGCAATCCTCACCGAAAGAGCACCACTTGCCGAAAGAGCACTCCTTACCGAAAGAGCACCGCTCGCCGAAGGAGCAACTCTCACCGAATACCCGTATATCACTGTAATCCCCCGAGGGGCATTGTTTGATTCCGTCGATCACCTCGAAGGCGTCGAAATCCGCTTGTGTGTATTTTTTCATTTTCGTTAGTCCGTTAAATTCAATTCGATTATTTTAACAGTTCGTTCAGTTTCTCCAGCACCCGGGGAACCTCCTCGTCCGTGGCCGTACACCAGGCGCTCGCTATGCTCGTTTCCTCCCATATCAGAACGTCGATCCATTCCGTCATTCCCATCGAATGTACCGCGCCCTGTCGCTCGGTTTCCACCGTATAGCGTCCCTGCACCGCAACGCCGTGATATTCTATCTGAAAGTCGAAAGATTCCATAGGACCCGAAAATGTCCTTCGGGTGATGTAATCGGCGATGCGTTTGGCGAAAGTCCGAATCTCCTGATCGGTCAGATGAATTGTCGTTTGCGGCCGGTTGAAACGGGTGCTCTCGAAGAAGTAATACTCTCCGGAGGATTCATTCTGGGTGGACGGCAGCATTTGAGCCGTGTCGGTGACGTAGTAGGAAGTATTCATCGCTGTTCGAAAATTTCATTCAACAGATAGCGGGTGATCCGCATACGCTGGGAACCGGACAGCACCCAGCCGAACACCGCTGCGATCGGTGCGATCACAACGGCAAGCGTTATTACGTGTGCCATAGCTGAATTGGTTATTTGACAACTCGTTGTTTGATAATGATGCTGCCGATACGGCCGCATACATAGTTGTCGTAGAACTCCGTAACGGCACGTCCTATGGCCATCAATGGATGGAGTTCATCATAGACGCGAGATACCTCGACCTTGTGATCGTCGAGTGTTGTTCCGCTAATATTAACAAGATAGGTTTCGGGATGCTCTGAAAAGCCAACTCGCAAGAGTGGAGTTATGTTCAGATACTTGTACGTAGGTGTGCCGCCCATACTGTTCTTCAGGGCTGTGGCACTTGTGTTGTGGTTTGGCATTTGGTTAAACACAAGTTAAACAATATGTAAAAAAAGAAGGACGTGCCCTTCAGTTAGTCGCCAAACCACCACGACTGCGGGTGCAGAAGTGAACCAAGGACACGCCCTAAAAGGCGTTTTGTATATTTCTGAAATACCCGTTATCGGGTGGTTTGGCGACTACAAATATAATAAAAGTTTTTCATTATGCAAAAATATACTTTTATTATGCCGACTATGAGAAAATTACGATAAGTCCTATCGAATTTCTACCCGATAGACACGGAGCCGGTTTTGGAGTTTATGTGCCCGGCGCCGGGACTTGTCGATCATCCGGCGCACCTTGCTCTTGAGGCGGTACCACGCACGCCAGAGGCGGCCCGCAAGCGTGCCCCACAGACTTTTGACTGTGCTTTCGGAAAAGAAGGTTTGCATGTTGGTAAAGATTTACTTGTGGATGATATTTGCTGTTATTCTGCTGCTTCGACAAACTCGCCGCCTTTCAGTTGATAGAAAACATCCTCCTTGAGCGATTTCCCATTGATCTGTGCAGACCTTACGCACACTGGTTTCAGATCCTCGCCATATTCAGCGAGGGTAATCCAGCTACCTTTCTTTGCCTTTATTTTTGAATCTATACCTATGGCTGCTACAACAGCATTGTTACCTTCGCTTTCGATCTTTGCGCCGTAGCCCGAGGAGCCGATCTTTGCGCCGTAGCCCGAGGAGCCGATCTTTGCGCCGTAGCCCGAGGAGCCGATCTTTGCGAGGTCGCCCGAGGAGCCGATCTGTGCGAGGTCGCCCGAGGAGCCGATCTTTGCGTCGTCGCCCGAGGAGCCGATCTGTGCGAGGTAGCCCGAGGAGCCGATCTTTGCGCCGTAGCCCGAGGAGCCGATCTTTGCGAGGTCGCCCGAGGAGCCGATCTGTGCGAGGTCGCCCGAGGAGCCGATCTTTGCGTCGTCGCCCGAGGAGCCGATCTGTGCGAGGTAGCCCGAGGAGCCGATCTTTGCGCCGTAGCCCGAGGAGCCGATCTTTGCGAGGTCGCCCGAGGAGCCGATCTGTGCGTCGTCGCCCGAGGAGCCGATCTTTGCGAGGTCGCCCGAGGAGCCGATCTTTGCGTCGTCGCCCGAATTAACATTGTCGGTCGGACCCTCTTTGATGCACTTCTCGTAAATGAAATCTATACCAGCTTTAATGAATCCTTTGAAATCGAGTTTTGCCCCGATGTGAATCTTTGTCGTCGCCGTTTTATCCGAGTCGGAATGACATCGCCCCAAAGCTGTTACATGATGCACAGGGATGAACTTGCATTCATCATCCAGCATATCACGATAGCTAAGGACAGAGAACGGTGATTCGCAGAAATGAAAGCCTCGATTACAAACTTTCAACTCAACATCCTCTTCGTAAGTCTTGCCCTCCTCGAATTTGAAGCCCAGGCAGGTCATATCTGCATTGAACCCTTTAAATCCATCGATATGTTTTTCTTCGCCGAACTCTTGCGGAAGCACCACGTTATCGCCGAACGAGACGCTTTTGAATACTTCCACAATCTCTTCGACCGAGAATCCAGCGATGCCGCATCCGATCTTGGTTACATAGAAAACCTTATCGGTATTGTACCGTGTATAGTCTGCGAATCTCCGTACCGATCGCGTCAATTCCTCGGTAGACACCTTGTCCATCTGTTCATCGAGCGTAGGGATAGCGTAGGACTGGCCCTGTAAGCCCTCGCCGTGCCCCATGATCGCGCCGAACTTCTCGACCGCGACACGAGCTGCGCCGCCAACGTGGTTACCGGCCTTATTACTGCCGAATACAAAGACCTCGTTCTGTTTTAATTTGGAAATGTTCTCTGGGGTAAATACTTTGTTTGACATTGCACGTAAATTGTTTTGATTAAAATTTGCACCCTGTCGTCATCGAAGACCACGACTGAATCGCAGGGTATATCGCTACCGGCTCCCCGAATTGCTCCGGATCGTCGCCTGCTTTTTGGTATTGATCGGCCTAATATCCGCCCTTCTGCGCCAAGTCGCTCGCCGGGTTTTACATCCCTTCGGATGGTTCTCGTATTTCAATGAACCGCTTATTCGTTCAAACCTTTCTACCTTGCGGCCGGGGTTTATGGCAGGTTAGGACCCCTACGGCTTTCGTGCCGTCCTTTGGTGCCCGCATCGGGACATTCAACCCGATACGGACTTTGAAAATCCGCGCCCGGAAATGGCAAACTCAACTAATCTCAACTCTTAACTTTACTCGAATGAAAGAACTTGGGCGCGGATAGTGCTCGGTTGATCCACTACCAGGGCCGACCAGTACAGCATAGAAGTACATATTAGTCACTGGTTCGGTAGTAGCCTATCTGTCATTTTATTTGCAGTTAGCACTTTCGGCGATACGCGCAGCTGCAACGGCCCGTCTGTCCTCCGGCAAAGTCGTACGGGATTCGATCCAAGCAAGAAGCTCCTTTTTGGAAAACACCGTGCGGCGTCCAATTTTCTTAAATGGGATCTTTTTTAGAAAAACCCAATTATAAATCGTCGAACGGGTGGTCGGGATACCTTGCTCCGCAATAAACCGCACGGCTTCTTCAACCGACAAATTGTCGATTTCTACCGGTTCATTCTTACGCCTGAAATCGGCGAGCTTCGGCAGAATCGCCGCCACTTCGTCAGCGACAATAGAGCGCAATTCTGCGGGAGTGGTAATAATAATTGGCTCGTTCATAATGCTTTATATTGATTAGGGAGTGCGGCCAGATTCGAACTGGCAAACATTCCACGTCTGGAATGCCTTTCAATCGGTTAGCTTCTGTTTGAACATCTGCGCTCTTCAGGGTGTACTGTCCATTAAGCGCATCGTGAGTACACTTGGTCTTTACCACTAATCGATTCGTAATACCATTCTACCACGCACTCTTTGTCGTTATTTGTCCTCCTTCTTCATTCGCAGCCGCTCAACGGGCACGCCCTTCAACTTGGCGATCTCGTCCATCGTCACCTCGACAATCTCCTCCTCAGGAGCAGGATCGACGATGAGGCGGAAACCATCCTCGTATAGCTCATCGCAGGTGTAGTTAGTTAAAGCTCTCCTTGTATCGATAAATTTGCCCACTATGAGTTCTCCGAAGCGGAAGATAACCTCTATAGTTCGGGATGATCCGTCTTTTTTTCTGAGTCGATCCCCCACCTGCCAATCCTTGTAGGCTTCGATCTCTTCGGCGGTTATAGGAATAAACCGGAAATCGGTGACCCTGACATTGGGATGAGCAAAATCTGCTTCGGTTCCAGAGTAAACACACCATGCATATTTATATCCTTTTTTGTCGATGCTGTGAGACCCATTTTTTTCATTTTGGCATAAATACACACATTCATCTACCACTCGAATTATCCCTGTGGCAAGAGTACCATCAATCTTACACCGGAACCTCCGGCCTTCGCAGCTAAGTAAATCTTTCAGCACATTCTTTTTTATTGGTTTAATACTTTCAATCGGCCGGAGCAAATCCTCCGACATTTGGTCTATGATCTTTTCAATATCTTCCCACACGAACGCCACCAGCCGGTCTGTGATATTTGTAATATCTTCCGTCATGAGCGCCAAGTGTTTGCATGTTTTCTCGGTCGCTTGGCGTTCCCGCCACCATCGCCACGGAGTTTTCATAACTTATCCTTGTATTGGATTGCGAACTCAGCCAACGAATGTACCTCGGCCTTACGGAAGGCGTCGCGCTTCGTTGTGCGCACCGTCTCGGGCGATATGTAAAGCATATCCGCGATCTCTTCATCGCCCATCCCCTCCATATAGAGTTTCATCACTTCCTTCTGCCGCTCGGTCAATCGGGTATCGAAATCGGGGCTACATATAATGCCGGCATACTTGCATTCGCCTTTGATCGGACAACTCACATCCTCGAAGGTGAAGCGCCCCATCCCGTCGATGTCCTGCCTGTTGTCCAACCGTCCGAAATTGCAGCGAATAAAACGGTGGCAGATCAGGAACCGGTAGTAGTTCACGTTTGCACGGCTCTTGCGGTAAATCTCGGCGAGAGCCTTGAATGCTTTCGGATATTCGGTCTCGATGCGGGTAAACAATGCCCCTGTCAGCATCTTGTCTTCGGGCTGGTAAGTATGGACGCCTTCGGTATCGCGTACCATTACCCCTCCCTCGGGATCGTTGAAAAACTCTATATTGCGGATCGTTTGCATATGATGTATTAGTACCGATTCAACCATTCTAATTCCGTCCCGACCCAATAACTGCCGCTCGTACATTTATACGCATGATAAAATCGGGCATCAGTACCGAGTGTTGCGATATATCGTTCTGCCGCACACTTCGTCTTGTGAAATCTTTTAATGCGTTTCATATTATCTATCTGTTGTAAAACTCCCCCGGGAAGAGATTGTCCGCTGTCCAGCTGTTGTCGCCCGAATGACGGCGGATGATCTTGGCAAGTTCTCGTCGCTTCAGTATATCAGGCCGGACGTTGCCTACGCGGTAGTTCCATAATTGAGTGTCGCTTCGAATACCGATAGCCTGCTTGCAAGTATCACAAAGTCGCTTGCGTTCTTCAAGGTTAGTGATACTTTGAACATACCGTTCGAAGGGTAAAAGCAATGCTACAGCATTGTTACCTCTTGATTTTTCGCTATTTGTAATTAAATTTGTCATACAATAATTGAATTACAATGCAAATATACTAAAATATTTTAGCACAACAATAAAATATCAAAGTATTCTATATTGGAAATATTTATACTTATATGTAGTATTATAAAAATATCGCGACATGAATGAAGATTTGAAACATAAAGCCATAAACCTACTTAAAGAATTGGGCTATACGGCATATCGTATATCGCAGGACACGGGATTATCCCAATCGATTATAGGTCAATGGTTAAGTGGCAAGGTAGAGCCGAGTGAAGCAAATGCTAAATACATACTACTATATTATAGTAATCGCGAACCCTCTATTTCAAGTATGGAAGATCAAAAATTCATCTCGTTTTTCGAGAAAAGAGATCGGCAATACGAAATAATATTGACCCAAAATTCAGAAATCATCCGTCAAAACGGAGAAATACTACAACGCGTGCTCAAATATATAGACGATAATAATTCAAAATAAACCAACTCTATGGACTTTAAAGACGAACTTCTAATCCTTGCTGAGCGCGTCGGCAAACTCAAAGACAATGTAAAGACGGAGGAGGCAACAAAGACCTCATTTGTCCTCCCGTTCTTGCAAGCACTCGGCTACGATATTTTCAATCCGGAAGAGGTTACACCCGAATGTATTTGCGACTATGGAACGAAGAAAGGCGAAAAAATCGACTATACCGTATGTATGGACGGCGAGCCGATCATGCTAATTGAGTGTAAACATTGGTCGGCTGACTTAAGCAAATACAAGGCGCAACTATTCCGCTACTACCATGTATCGCAGGCCAAATTTGGAGTACTAACGAATGGAATCAACTATCAGTTCTATACAGATCTGGACACTCCTAACAAAATGGACGATAAGCCGTTCTTTGAGATAGATATGCTTAACTTAAAGGATAGCCATATTGAGAAGTTGAAGCAATTCCGACATGACCAGTATAATACGTATATGATACTCAATTCCGCCACAGAAATGAAGTACATAAATGCGCTTCGGTCATTGATTGTCAAGGAAAGTAGTAATCCATCCGATTTATTTGTGAAATTTATGACTAAACAGGTTTATGACGGAGTGGTAACAAAGAACATCATTGACGAGTTCCGTCCGATGATTCAACGGGCATTTCAACAGTACACGAATGACTATATAAACGAAAGGCTTAAATCTGCCATTACGCCTGACGTTCCGTCGGTCGAGGTGTCCTCAAATGTCTCCACGGAGAAATCGGTTGCAAATGAAGAGGATATGCAAGATGGAAATAAGATAGTGACCACTGATGAAGAACTTATGGGATTCTACATCGTGCGAGCTATTCTCTGTAATACCGTTGATCTTGATCGGGTCGTAGATCGGGATGCGCAGTCATATTTCGCTATCCTTTTCGATGATAACAATCGAAAGCCTATTTGTCGCTTGCATTTCAACGGAGGGAAAAAGTATGTTGAAACGTTTGACGAGGAAAAGAAAGGAACAAAACATTTAATTACAGCACTTACTGACATTTACAAACTATCGGACCAACTCATATCAACCGTTAAATTTTATCTGAAATAAAGGAAGCCCCAAATCCGGCGGGAGAGGCCCGGCCCGCCGAAAATAGAACGTGGAACTAACTAAACAGCATATTGCATCTGGAAACCTTACTGCGGAAAGAAGATATAAAGGTCGCCGATAAACTGATGGAAGACCTTAATGTTCGTTACGATAGGCTGTTTGCGTCGATTTCAGGCGTTTCTACAGGCTTTCCGGCTGCTCCGACAGATCTAGGGGTCAAAAATCCCCCCCCCATAAAATTGGAGCTAAAATAATGTATATCAATGAATTACAAAAATATATTGTAATTCAGACACCTGATAATAAGCATTCAAAGAAGAGTTAAAAAATAGGAGCCGATGCAAATTTCAGATTGAATTACTATTCAATGAACCTTATGATAGCCAAACTACAAAAAGGAGACATTAACATTGCCGACGTTTTTCTAAATGAATTATCAAGAAATCCGGCCTATTTTAATATGGATGCCGTCAAAACATTAATCCCAAATGAAGAACAACGGATGCGAATACTGCGCGTTCTTGAAGATCATATGGTCATTGAAATAAAAGGGGGTGGAATATGGTTAAAAGCTGCGGCTAATTTATCAGTGTGTAAAGACCAGGGAGGATGTGCAGTCATCTATAACGAACAACGCAAACAAGAAGAACGGGATAATTTAGAACTTCGCAATTTAAAAATAAGTAGGCGCGAAGCGCATTGGGCTATTGCATTAGCTATCATATCTATTTGCGCCTCTCAATTTTGGGGACACACTATTTTTGAATGGACTTGGATTGCAATGCAAAAAATCAGTAAATTACTTTTTTAATCTGTCTTGATTCAATATTCTACACAGAACATTGTTTAATCCAGTATAAGTATCACCTGTCAATTCAATATTAGTTCTGCCCCAAAAACGAACAAGATAGATCAAATACACAATCAACGCAATAATCACGAATAGCAAAATATAAATCCAAATCATAGCTTCAGCGTTTTTACAAATCTCGGAACTTTCGGCACAACTTCAAAAAAATAGGCTCATTATTTTGCGGGGGGGGGAATTTTGTAACTTTGCAGCATCTAACCAATACAATTTATGTTATGAAAAAATTTTTACTTTTGATGGCTGTTATTTGTGCAGTTACTTTTATGGGGTGCGAAAAGGATGAGCAAGAATCGTTCAAGTTCGACATTGAGAATCTTTATGGCACATGGCAGGGAATTGCCATACAAAGTAACGGCGAATGGATAGATATAACCCAACCGCCACACACAAATCTTGCATTCTCTGTTGTATTTTATGAAAATGGTACATATTCGGGAAGCGGGTATTTTGGCAACGGTTCAGGAACATACAAAGCTGAAGGGGATATGATATATACTTATATAGACGGGGAAGAATTATACAGATACAAAGTACATTCTATCTCAAACGGAATTGCCGAAGTGTCTATGGGTGTAGCAGGAGATAATATAACACTGGAAATAAAACTTCAAAAAAAGTAATCAGATAGGATATATGTTTCAAAACAAAGGCGAGAATAAATCTCGCCTTTGTTATTCCCTACAAAATCATTATATTTGCATTGCTAAATCAAAATGCGATGCAAACATATCCAACCATATTGGGTATTTTGTATCTATACATACAGTTAAATTTAACTGCGTCGAGTTCGGTAGCGGAAACGCCCGACGGCTTGCATTTTGAGCCGAGCAACTCGTAACGCAGTTTTTTATTGCTAAATCAAAATGAAAAAGCGCATCGAACGCATGGGCCGCATCAAAGCGGCAATTAAACCCATGTACTGCGTCCCCAAGCGCAGCGACCTATCGTTAATCGGATCGGCTTTCGAGGCCGCAGGTTTCCGTTGTGTCCGGATCCGCACCGAATGCGAGGCCGAGCACCGCACCAAAGGTGGTGATCCCCGCCGACACGGGATGCTGGTTCTCGACGGTGACCGAGTGATATTGGAGGTATTGCGGTCGAGACCGACTAAAAAAGATAATCAACTCACAATCCCGCCTCAATCATGAACCGAGAAAATGACATATCGAACCGTACCCTATTTTTGATTCGGTCGGTTTGAAATGATAAACAGAAAGCCGAGGGAACTCGGCTTTTTACATTCTCGCATCATATATCTTTTCTACATTCAGCTCCGTTCCGGTCAATGTAAAATATATATTCTGGAGCTGGTGCAGATACTTTATGGGCACATCCACATTGCAATCGTCGATTTCGTCTTCCACCTGCCAACAGAACCCTTCTTTTTTAGGAGATAAACATATCACACGGGGGATGATATAGTAGTCAAATCGTTGGTAACAGTCGCTAAATTCTTTCTCAAAGCCGCATTTTTCCAATAACGTTGGAGTCAAACGTATAGGCCTAACATCTCCTAATACTACTTTATCTAAAATCTCATGATAAAATCCGGCTTCCTTAATTAGCATCTCACCATGAAATAACGTCATGTCTGCACGCGTAATTTCTGCAATATACCCAATTCGCTCAAGATGGGGGTTATACACTAAATTGCCTATTCGAAATGATCGAATATTCAGAGACGGTTCCATATTACATTTCATATTCTAAAACGCATCGAATTCGATGCGTTTATTACTTTAGTTTCATTTGTGTTTTTAAGTTGAGAACTATTTATTCCTCCTCGTTTGAGGTGTCGCATGTAATCGGTTTCGTCGATTTTACCGCTGAAGTAAGGTGCGCTGTTTCGGGTGGCGGATTGTCGGGCAACGTTCCGAGGTATTGCCGAGCGTTGAGGGGTGATACGACAGAGTGTCCGAGTTGGCTTTCGAGTTGTTGTCGGGCAACTTTAGCTACTGTACCGCCCCGTTTGGCGACGTTGGCGTTGGCCTTGAAACCTATTGGATTTTCGTTTCGGGAAAGTTCGGTAGCAGAGGCCTCGGCCAATGAGTTCAACAGCAGTTCGACATTGGTCATATTATCCCGCAGGTTCTCCTTTTTCAACCCCTTGTAACGTTTGTAGGCTTTCGTGGTACGTCCGGCCCACTCCTTCGTGATAATGTCCGTAAGGGTGGCATATTGCGTTCCATCAACGCCCCCGCGTTTCCACTCGTCAGTGAGAAGTTTACGGACTTCGATACTTTTCAAGCGTTGGTTAATCCATGTATCCGAATATCCAAGGCGTTTATAATCGGCTACGGCCTGCTCAATAGATAACTCAGGGTCTTGCATTTGGTCGAGGCGGTCGCTTGCCACCTGCGCCATCCATTGCTTGAAAGGCTCGGCTTTCTGTGACGGAATCGACTGGATAATCCGCAGGACGGTTTTCACATCTCCGGCCAGCGTCTTGCGCATCACTCCCGTTTCTGACCTCATGGCTATCTGGGGACAATTTGTCCCCACGAACGAGGCGAGCGCTTCATCCCGCTTGCGCATCTTCTTGAAATAATCGGTCGGATTCACGGTGTCCGTCAGAGCGGAGATCACGTCGAGAACGGAAAAATACCACGTCTCCGTCCGCTCGTCCCAAACGGTGCGCACCTTGCGGTCCTCGAACAACTGTATGGCCTGCTTTTGTGTCATAGGAATGTAGTTTTATTTATTCCTTTTCTTTTACCTCCAGCACCGTACCGCATTTCGGACACATTATCGTGTTCGTCGGCTGAGGGGCGAAAAAATCCCCCACGTTACAGCCAATAGCAGCGGCGATACGTTCAAGCACTTCTACACTCGGATTCCCATTAATATGTTGGCTAAGTCCTACGGGTGTAATTCCCATTCTTTCGGCCACTTCTTTAACAGTTAAGCCGTTAGCTTTTATTGATCTCTTTATATCCATAGCTTTAAATGTTTGGTGTTGGTACAAATGTAGCTATAACTTTATTTTTCTACAAAAATAATAGCAAAAACTTTAATTTTTATTTGCATAATTAAATTTATAGCTTTATATTTGCATCAGAAAATAAAACCAATAGCTATAATAACTATGACAACGGCAACCTATACCACGATGCAAAACCTCGCCAAGCAGGCGGCAGCGTACATTACGAAGCTCAACGGCGAAGCCGAGACCTTCGAGATCGAGAGTAACGGTATTACGGCCGTTATCGCATACGACGCCGAGATCGTCGAGGACAAGGGTGACTACTGGACGGCGCCGAGCTGGTCGATCGAGGACGAAACGGTAGCCGTTGAAGCAGTTTATGACGAGGACGGCGAAGAAGACAAAGAAGCTGCTGACTGGTTGAAGAAAATGTTGAACTAACAAATAAAAACAATAGAACTATGAACGCATTTGCATTTAAAGTGATCGACGCGATCAACAGAGAAGGTATTGGCAATGAGGCATGGGGCCTTGTTGAAGAGGTAGATGACACCGTAGCCTATTTCGGCACAAGAGAAGAAATCGAACTGAAAGGCCAGTGGGCGTACGTCTATGCAGATAAAAACGACTTCTTCGGATACATCGACAAAGTCGAACCGACGAGAGTTCTACACGTTGAAGATTGCCAGTTGCTGCTTTACAAACTCGATTAAAAAGCCGTTCGGGCGGCTATAAACAGACCTCAGGCCCGAAGCGTGGCGGCACCTGCCGCCGGTGGTAAAAATGAAAGATATGAAAGACATAAAAATTGGCGACCCGGTGAGATTCGGACGCAATACTGGTGAATATCGAGGACAGTTCGATAAACTGAATATCGCAATGGTACTCGTTGGCAATAGGCTGTATTATGTTACATTTGAAAAAATTGAAAAGCTATGAAGACAAGAAAATCCTTCAAGGTGAACAGAGAGGCTGCGATCAAAATCGCAATGAACACAAACGGCATATCACGAGAGATCGCCAAGAAATACACAGACAGCGAGTTGAAAGAGTGCTTGCGACTACTCAAACTAAAAACCAACTTTTAACCTATATAACAATGAAACGAACCGACCTTTCCATCATCATGCGCACGGCGTGGCAGATGTGCCGCGCGACGGGTGTAACCTTTGCTGAGTGTCTGCATAAGGCATGGCAGGTGTTCAAATTGAAGATAAAGATGCGCGCGGGCATCGTGCAGTTCTTCTACCTCAAATCGAGTACGGGTGAATTGCGACAGGCATTCGGTACGCTTAAGGACGACTTATGCCCCGAAACAAAAGGTGACGACCGTAAGCCTAACAAACACCTCGTAACCTATTACGATACGGTTGCCGAGGGCTGGCGGTCATTCAGAATGTTCAACTTTGTAAAAGTTATATAATATATGAAACCAACGATGTACGTAGAAAAACGCAGCGATTTGACATTACTCAAAAAGGCATTCGAATTGACGGACGCGACATGTCACCGCACGCGGCTGAAGTGTGGGTGTAAAGCCTACAAAGGTGCAGACAACAATCGCGACGGCCTATTGATCGTCAAATATGACGCAGTAGTGCTTGAGATTATCCGCTGCAAAGGGTGTGTGAAGAAAAGACCTTAAAAATTGCAGCTCTCAATAAAAAATCGTATTTTTAATAAATAATTCAATAGTAAGATTTGCATAATGTGCCGAACGTGTCCACTTTTGCATCGAACAGATATATGCGGGGTAGTGCAGAGGTTACCACGGCGGGTTAGTGTCCCGCAGGCGCAAGTTCGATTCTTGCCCCCGCTACTAATGAAATTTACGGCTATGAAAATTTTAACGCTTATCATCAAACAAAAATGGTTCGACGCCATTTTGTCGGGTGAAAAAACGGTCGAGACCCGCGAAGTACGCCCGACCAACACGAAATACATTTCATACCGAGACAACAACACAGGCAAAGTCTACAAGAAAGACAGTGACGTGCCCGAATCGGCGTGGGACAGCGAGAAGGGCGTTGATACGGTTATCAACCACTACGATGCCATACAGTTCTGGGTAGGTTACGAAAAGAATCGCCCCGGCGCGCTGGTCGAAGTCAAAGGCGTCGAGCTGGTAGATGTTTGCGACGAAGAGACGAAAGAGCCGATTGTGTACGAGCACAACGGTAACGAATATACCATGACCGAGATCGACTACCACCTCGGCAAGGTAATCGAGAAAATGAATTGTTAAACCCTTAAAATCATTGCTGCACTCGAAGACGAAGACAAAAAACAGGGGCGCAAATATCAGCACAAAGACAGAGGCTTGCCGATGAAGCTGCTGCCAGATACGGGACTTATTTTACCGAACGTAATCTAAGAATCGTTGAGGCTTATAATTCAGTAATGAGAGATTATAACAGAAGACGATCTGCCGCCCGAGGCCTTTCCGTAGGTTAAATCATATTGTCAAACTTCTAAAATTCAAGCTGCACTCGAAATTCAGTAAGAAATCGAATCAATCGGACGACAGGCGCTAGCCGTGTTCGTTATCGTGCAGTAGGCGGTCGTGCGACGAATCGTGCCGGTCGTGCACGCGACATTCGCGCCGCCTTTGGCATGGCAACAGGTTAATCATGACCCCGATAGACCATGCAAACGAAGTGATTGCCTCTGTCCGTCAAAAAACGGACAGGGCGATCCTTTTTTATTCATGTGGCAAAGACAGCGAGGTATTGCTCGACCTAATGGCTCCGCACTTCAAAGAGATCGTTTGCGTGTTCATGTATTTCGTCAAGGGCCTCGACCACATTGACAACTATTTGCGAGCAGTCAAAGCTCGTTATGCCAATGTTACCATACTGCAAGTCCCCCATTGGACGTTGACGCGTGTTTTGCGTTGTGGGCTATACTGCATTCCTAACCCCAATGTAAAGCTGTTATCGTTGAAAGACGTTGATGAATCCGTCCGGATGAAGACGGGAATATCTTACTCTTTCTATGGAATGAAGCAGTCGGACGGAATGAATCGCTGTCTTATGTTGCGCGGATACGAGAACGAAGCTATAAGCAATACGAACAAGGTATATCCTCTATCCAAGTGGAAGAAATCGGACGTCATGGCCTACATCAAGGCAAAGAAACTGCCTGAACCCATATCCTACAACAAGAACAAATCGCAAGGTCTGACGTTTTTGCCGGAGGTATTCGATTACCTCCGCCGGCATTATCCGCAAGACCTCGAAAAGATTTACAAAGTATTCCCCTTATCCCGAAATATATTACTGCGATATGACGAAGAGAAAAGAGCAGCAGCCCAAATACAAGCAAAGTGAAACGGTCGTAATCAAGCGATCACAAATCAACTTTGCTCCATACAATCCACGCAAAGAAGACCCTGAAGTCATCAAGAAGCTCAAAAAGAACTTTAAAACTGTCGGCTATCTGGGCGGTATCGTATGGAATCAGTTGTCATCTTATCTGGTTTCAGGGCACAAGCGCGTACAGACGCTTGACATCATCAACAATTACGACGGGACACCTGAAACGGATTATGAGATCAAGGTAGAAGCTGTAGAGTTAGACGACAAGACAGAGCGCGAACAAAATATCTTCATGAACTCGCCCTCCGCAATGGGAGAATTCGACATGGAGAAAATAAAAGTACTTGTACCGGAAATAGACTATAAAGCCGCTGGCCTTTCTGAAGCAGACATGAACATATACGGTATATCCGTCATGCAGGACGAAATAAGTTCAGAACTGTCTGATACGTTAGGTGATTTCGAAGAGATACAACGACCGTTTGAGGAACGCAAGGCCGCGGTAAAGGAGATGAAAGAACAGATTCGTCAACAGGCAGAGCAAAAAGCGGAAGACATCGAATCCTATGTAATGCTCAACTTTAAGTCTTATAGGGCGAAATCATCATTCATGCTTCGGTTCGGGTTCAGGCCAGACGACAAAATAATCCCCGGCGAAATGTTCTCGGATATGGTTGAACGGGTCGAATAACGACAAAAACGACAGTATAAAAAATGGCAATGCCCTCCAAAAAACCGAAATTAGATACCTTTCGCAAGGTTGCAAATGCTTGCGGCGGTATTTTGTCAGACATAGCTGCTAATTTAGGTGTAGAGCGTAGCACAATTTACACATGGTGCAATGATGATGAGCAATTCGCCCAAGCCCTCGAAGATTCCCGTGAACGGTTCGTTGATTTGGCCGAAAGCAACCTGCGTAAATTGGTTGCCGGCGTTCCGGCCATCGAAAAGGACGAGAATGGCGAAAAGAGATTTGCCGGTTGGATCGAACGTCCCTCCGAAACAGCGATCATTTTCACTCTCAAAACACGCGGAAAAAAACGGGGATATGTAGAACGTCAAGAGGTTACAGGAGCAGATGGTGCCGAACTTATTCCACCTCGCACTCTCTCTCCCGAAGAGGCAAGACAATATGGGTTAAAACTTAACGAAGAGTATTAACGCACTACTCCGATTCGCGACATAGACATAGAGCGTACCTTCTGTCTTTCCGGTATGCTGAATTTCACCCGTTACATGTTCAAGCATAAGACGGGGATGCGGTTTATTGTCGGCGATCATCATCGCAAAATATGCGAAGCTCTTGACAAAGTCGTCCGTGGCGAAATAAAGCGTCTTATTATCAATATTGCGCCACGATATGGCAAGACCGAACTTGTCTCTAAGAACTTCATCGCCTACGGGCTGGCGTTAAACCCCCGCAGTAAGTTCATACACCTATCATACTCCGATGATCTTGTTCTCGACAACTCGAAAGAGATCAATGAAACGGTACAATCAGACTACTACCAGCGGCTTTTCCCTGAAGTAGTCGTCGAAAGCAAGAATGCTAAAAAGTGGTATACATCCGTCGGAGGCGGACTGTATGCAGTAAGTGCAGCAGGACAGGTTACAGGATTTGGTGCAGGTCAAGTAAATGATCCGTATAGGGAGCGGCGCGAAATGGGTGATTTTATTCCTGCGTGGGAAAGCGATTTTGCGGGAGCTATTGTTATCGACGACCCGATCAAACCGGAAGATGCACTATCCGAAACGATCCGCGAGCGGGTGAACAATCGCTTTGAATCGACTATCCGCAACCGCGTGAACTCGCGCAATACGCCTATCATAATCATTATGCAACGGCTCCATGAGCACGATCTATGCGGCTATCTTCAGGAGATCGAGCCGGAGGAATGGACGGTACTTTCGTTGCCCTGCATCTGGCATGACGAAAACGGACAGGAACAGCCTCTCTGGGAATTTAAGCATACGCTGGAGGAACTGCACAAAATCGAGAGATCGAACTCATTTGTCTTTGAAACGCAATATATGCAGAACCCGAAGCCGCTGGAAGGTTTGATGTATGGAGAGTTTAAGACATACGACATAATTCCATATGCAGCATCTATGAAGCGAAAGAACTACACGGATACCGCTGATACCGGCAGTGACTATCTGTGTTCTATTTGCTATACGGAAACTCCCATCGGCAATTTCGTGACGGACATTTTATATACACAGAAACCGATGGAATATACCGAGCCGGCAACAGCCGAGATGCTGTCCCGAAACAAGACGGAGATCTGCTACGTCGAGAGCAACAATGGCGGCAGGTCTTTCGGGCGCAATGTTGAGGCGCAGTGCCGAATAATCGGTAACAACTTTACATCGTTCAACCCATTTACGCAGACCGCCAACAAAAGGGTGCGTATTTTCACGCGATCGAATGAAGTGCAAAACCTTATTTATTTTCCGACCGGATGGGAGCACAAATGGCCGGAGTTCGCCTCGCATGTCAAATCATACCGTAAGCAGCAGGAGTTCAACAGCCATGACGACGCCGAAGATGCCCTGACCGGAGTAATCGAAAAGCGGGGGTATTTCAACAATGAAGAAGATTTAGACAAAGAGGATTTAGGAATTTGGTAAAAAGTACGGATATGGGATTTATAGACAACCTACTCAATGCGATACGCAATAAATATCTGAATGCAACCGGTGCAGAACGTGATCTGCTTACGCTTATCAAGGACAAAGACATTACACAGGCTCAAACACTTATGCAGAATCGCGATACGGAGGTTTTGCAGGCGATTCAGGAATATAACCCCGAACTCCACCGTATTATGCGAAAGGCCGATAAGATGCGGAAAGGCCAGGAGCCTTATCGTACCGAGAAGTTGCCTCGTGCACGACAGAAGTACATCAATGAGGTGGAACTATTCTTTCTGCTCGGGAATCCGATACGATGGAAGAAGGTGAACAACGAAGGTTCGGACGAGGCTTTCGAAGCATATAATCAATTTTTGCAAGATACACGATTCAACGTTTCCATGCGTAAAGCAAAACGCATTGCGGGAGCAGAAACTGAATGTGCCAAGCTCTACCACATCTATCGGGACGAGAATTTCCAACCGCAGGTAAAAGTTGTGGTAATTTGCAAGTCGAAAGGATACACCCTACGTCCATTATTCGACCTATACGAGAACCTCATTGCATTCGGGTATGGGTACTACCTTAAAGAGGGGACATCAACTATCGAGCATTTCGATATTCAAACACCTGATACGATCTACCGATGCAAACGAGGATCTCTTAATTGGGAGGTTATTGCAACTCCCAATCCAACCGGAAAAATCAATGTTATCTACTACCGACAGGATAAAGCGTGGGGAGGCCTCAACCCCCGCATAGACCGCGAGGAGGATATAGACAGCAAAATATCCGACACAAATAACTATTTCGCAGACCCTATCGCCGCAGCAACGGGCGATGTCGTAGATTTTTTGAAAGGTCGAGCCGACAAGCCCGGGAAAATGATTCGGATGACCGGAGCGGATTCAAAATTCGAGTACATCAATCCACCGACCTCTTCCGAGACGCAGCAACGGGAAAAGGAAGACCTCGCGCAGTCCATCTTGTTCGACACTTTCACGCCCGAGTTTACACCCGAGAAAATGGCTGGGCTGGGAACTTTGTCGGGCGAAGCGATCAAACGCGCGATGGTACTGGGATATATCAAGCGCGAAAATAATAAAGAGATATACGACATAGCCGTAGATAGGGAGAAAAATCTTATTCTCGCTATTATGATGAATGTAACCCATATTCATTTGCGTCCTGATTTGGCTGCGCTCAAAATAGAACACGAATTTGCCGAACCGTTCAATGAAGATGTCACCGCACGTTGGGCGGCTATAGGCCGTGCTGTGCAGGATGGCGTTATGTCGCTGGAAAAGGGCGTTGAACTAATGGGAACGGCCGATGATGTTACCGCTGAAATCGAGCGAATAAAGCAAGCGAAGGCAGAGGCATCTATGAACAATATTATAGAGCCAACATTCTAATTCGAAACGATGCCCGGATTGAATTTGAAAGCCGCCCAATGGGAGCAACAGCATAAAACGCATGTCGAAGAATATCTACGACAGATAGAGGCTTTGTATGATGTGGCCTCGGATGAATTGATTCGACTGGGAATGGGATATAAATATCAACCCAATACGGGGCGATTGTTCGCCTTCTCATCAAACAAAAGCCGTAGTAAACAAGCCGATGCCTCGTTATCTTCATTCCGAAATAAGTTGTCCACTATAATTACAGCGGGGATCACTTCGGAATGGTTTTTTGCCAACGACAAGAACGATTCATGGGTAAAACAACTATTCGACAATCCGAAAAAAGGATGGATGCTTCACAATCTCGGTGCACTTGAGGCATTTCAACGTAGAACAACTTACGGGCATAATTTATCCGAAAGAGTTTGGAGTATCGCCAAGCAGTTCGAACGGCACATAGAATTATCCTTATCTATAGGTATCAGCGAAGGCCGAAGCGCTGCCGATATAAGCCGTGATGTACGCGTCTATCTGAATGAGCCGGACAAACTATTTCGACGTGTCCGAAATGCGTTCGGCAATCTTACCCTGTCGAAAGTGGCGCAGGCTTATCACCCTGGGCAAGGCGTTTACCGGTCATCTTATCAGAATGCTATGCGTATGGCTCGCACCGAAATAAACAGCGCTTATCGTGAAGCCGACAGTATCCGCTGGCAACAACTTGATTTTATTGTCGGATATGAGGTAAAAACATCAAAATCGCACGTACAGTGGCTGGCAAAGTTCTGGTATCCGCGCTTCAAAAAAGGGCGTGCGCCGCTGGAAATATGTGACGCAATGGAGGGAAAATATCCGAAATCTTTCAAATTCATCGGGTGGCACCCGAACTGCAAGTGCTATGCAGTGCCAATTATAGCCAACGAGGGCACGGATAGGGATTTTTGGGAGGAACCGCTGAATGAGGTCAAGGATGTGCCCGACAACTTCAAACGATGGGTCGAGGACAACACCGAAAGAATCGAAAAGGCGAAGAATTTGCCGTATTTCATAGGGGAAAACAAAAAACACTTCAATGATTCGCTGTTCATCAATCGCGATGCCGTATAACTCTTGGCAAAAGCGCAGTACGTAGGGAATAAGTTGCAAGGTGTTGCATAAGGAGTTGAGGCAAAGTATGAGGCATCGTGCACGCCTATAAACTACAAAAGCAAGAATAGCATCGTTCGCAAGGTGAAACAGGAAAGGCAAAATCTATTAACACCAGGTTTCATCGTCCATTTGGCGGACATTCTCTCCGTCACTGTAAGCACTGTTCCAAAATGAAACACCCTTTGTCCGGCGAAATAGTGCGTCGGTTAGGCGTGAGGTTGTTGCTATTCACCACATCCAAGAGGAGAAATGCAGTAAAAACGGAATGACCGACGGAAATAAGATGTGCCCCGCCGATCATTCCAACTAAAATAACACGATATGACAAAGGTACTGCACTGCGGCGCATTATGCAAATAATCGTATTAAAAATTCGTCAGTAATGCAGCATTTTTCTCTCGTTCCTCTCGCTCGAAGCTGGCAAGGTAGTTTTCCGTCGTCTTCAGATCTTGGTGGCCGAGGCTTTCCGATATGTAGGCGATATTCGCCCCGGCACGCTTCAACACCGTAGCGAACGAATGACGCGCCGTATAGGTCGATATGTTCCCAATTTCGAGCTGCTCCCCGATCATCCGCATCCGTTTATTGATTAACCCGGTAGCGGCTATTGTTTTAGCGTGGCTCTGCACCGCATCCTCCGACCCGTCGAGAATTGGGAAAATAAAGTTATTCGGTGCTGGAGTATTACCCCAGCGGTCGATAATAGCTTGCATCTGGGGAACTACCGCGACCCGGATTTCCTTACGGGTCTTAGTCGTGCGCTCGGTCTTTTGACGCACGAAACAGATTTCACCGTCCACAATATCACGATACCGCAATTTCACGAAATCGGCGACGTTGATCCCGTTACACAAGTAGAGGAACAGCCAATAATCCCGGTATTTGGCCGTTGCTTCGTTCCCATCCTCATAGCGGGCGATCTGCCCGATCTGCTCCAGCGTTAAAGCCAATTTACGGCCCTCACCGGCCTGTATTTCATATTTCCCTCGGCCGAACGGGTATTGCGCGGGTTTAATCGCATCGCATCGACAAGCATCGTTCAATATGGCTCGTAAATGGCGCATGTGTATTCCGATCGTTGTACGGCTCTTACCTTCTCCGAGTAGAAAGCGCTCATAACGTCTTACCCAATCCACCGTTATAGATTCAAGAGCAATACGATCCCCGGCAAACCGCTCCAATCCCTGTATAACAACATTATAAACCAGCATTGACCCGATACGATCCTGCTCTTTTAATTCCGCTATTTTAGCCGCAAATGCACGGTTAAGAGTATCAACCCCCGAACGTTTCAATCGCTTGTTGAGGCTATCGAATGAAAAAATACCGTCGCGTGCCAATTCCTCAACAACCCCACGAACAATTTGGTAACTGCTTTCTATATCTTTACGAACGGCCACAAGGGCGCGAACCTTCGTTGTAGTCAGACCTTCCCACTCATCCAAGGTAAGGTCTTTGCCCGTCGGATAATAGCGACGATCCCGGCGATAGGTTACACGAATTTTTACGGGGCACTTTCCGTTCTTTTTCGGATGACTCGTATCTATTATGGGCGCAACTGTTATTCCGTCTTTTGAATAGTTCATTTGATAGGATAATTATTATTTCAACACACAATTTCGACACAAAAATACAAAAACAAACAAAAATAGATAAAAATAAACAAAATAAAATCGCCACATTTGGAAGCTTAAAACATTGATTTTCATATAAAAATTCAAACAACACATAATTATTCAAAAATATAATTATGGGACTGAAAATCCTTGTGTCCCTGGTTCGATTCCCGGTGGCACCACACAGAAAACCAGTCACTTACAGCCCTGTAGGTGACTGGTTTGTTTTTAGTCGGGCACACAATTTAGACACAAACCCAATCTAATTTCCCATTGCGGGATACCTCTCCTTCTTGCACTATTTTTCGCACTTTTTGGAATGAATCATTTCAATAAAGCTATTTTCCGACAGTGAGAATTGCTCTCCTCTTTTTTTAACGAATTTTTCCTTAAAATAATTTGCATAATGTGCCGAACATACTGACTTTTGTCGCAGAGGCTGTGAAGTCGCAGCCCACCAGTTGCAGAACGATATAACCTTCATGTAATTGTTAGTGGGTCTGTTGGCGTCGGCTGACAGACCTTTTTTGTGCGAATATGATGATTTATTCGAAACCATATAGAACGAAAAAACATGAAAGAGAAAATTCTCGTAGCGCTGAAAACCAAGTATTCTAATTTGGGGTTCGGAGCGAAGGCTCTCGACGGAGTAGCCTCCATTTTGGAAAAATCCGTCACCGATGAATCGCAAATTGAAACCGCAGTCAGCGGGGTCGAACCTTTCCTTAAAGTTTTCCAGTCTGACGCTGATCGTGCACGCACCGAGTACAACGCACTGAAAGGACTGTATGACGAACTCAAGGCAAAGAGTGAGGCATCTCCTGCAAATGGGGGCGGGCAGGGCAAAAAAAACGAACCCGACGATGAGGAACCTGCGTGGTTCAAAGCCTACAAGAAGCAACAGGAGGAGCGTTACAACGCCATCAAAGCGGAGAGCGATACTCTGAAAGCTGAAAAGGCCAAGAACGACCGGGCCAATCTCATCTCCGCAAAGGCAAAAGAACTCGGTATTCCGGAGTGGCGCATGAAAGAGGGATTCGTCATCGCCGACGATGCAGATGAAAAAACGATCGGCGACTACCTCGCAAACGTGCAGAAAAATCTGGTTACCGCAGGGCTGGAAGGGAAAGGTTCGGGATTCCCGATGTCCACGCCCGAAGCGCAGGGCAAAGAACTCGCAAAGGCGTGGGCTGAAACACTTCCGGACAAAGAGTAACCAAAACGTAAAATCATGGCAATCGTATTTGAAAAAACAAAAGTAAAGGGCGGTTTCCCCATATTCTGGCGCGGTGAGTTCGCCGTATTGCCGGGGGACTTCAAACTGAAGGGAACCTATCCCGAAGGGACAAAGATTCCCAAAGGTACGCCGATCAAGCTCGACTTCGACAACATGGAATGTTCCATATGCAAGAGTGCACGTGTTCTGTCGGGCGGCACAACCACTGCTCCACATGTCAAGAAGGGTTCCATGCTCCAAGTAGGAGATGCGGTTAAGGTCGGCGAGTCAAATTCGACCGTAAAAAGCATTGATACCAAAAATGCAGATTACGATGTGATCACGTTCGCAGCGGCCGTAACGGGTGCGACTGAAGGCGTAGATGTCCTCTCGGACGACAATCTGCCTGATGCAGTTGTCGAAACCGACATGGTCTATTCCGCCAATAACGGATTCCAGACCGTATCGGCCGGATATGCAGGTATCATCCTCAAGGATGTAGCCTATCCCGTCCCTGCTGCATGGCTTCAGGGTTACAGCCTGAAGAACAACCCCGAAATCAAGTATGTACGACAGTAAAAGAGGAGGTAAACAATGAACGAAGTATTTTATTCATCCATTTTCGGCGAACTGACTAAACAGGTGCAGATTCGCATCGATGCCGCCTCTGAACTGCGTAAGCGGCTATTCGACCAAAATATTTACGAGCGATTCCTCGACTGGGACACCCCCACCGTCGGACTGAACTTCGAGGAGTTGATCGGCTCGTACAATTTGAGCGTCGCCGCTGCAACGCTCGACTCCAAAGGTAAGGAGCCTATCATGGGAACCGAGGGACTGGAAACGATCAAGCAGAAGGTATTAACCCACCAGATGTCTTATTCGATGCCTATCGAAGAGTATCGTAAGGTGTTGCAGATTCTCGATTCGCGGATGCTGTCCGATTCGGCCAAGACACAGCAGCTCATCAATCTGATGTGGAACAATGTTACGAAGGTCGTGAACTCCGTGCAATCGAAACTGGACATCATCTTCCTCGGAGCATTGTCGAACAAAGGCGTATTCACGTTTGACGCGTCCAATAACCCAGAGGGTGGTGTGCGCGGTACGATCGACTACAAAATGCCGAGCGAGAACATTGCCACCGCGAAAACGTTATGGACGGATGGCAATAAAGATACGGTCGATACGCTGGAGGATATTCAAGCCATCCTCGATGCTGCACAGGACAAAGTTACGTTCGACCGCATTCTGCTCTCGCAGAAACGCCTGTCGTATATCCTCCGCAACAAGAAGATGAAGTTGGCGGTATTCGGTAGTGACAAGTCGTCCACACCGCTGTTGCTGGCGAACCTGAACGAGTTTATGCGTTCGAACGGATTCCCGACATTCGAAGTCATCCGCCGCATGACCCGTATTCAGGATAACGGTAAACTTACGGAGTATTCGCCGTGGAACGACAAGAACCTCGTGTTCGTACCTGCGGGCAAACTGGGCGTCATCAAGAACGCCTATGCCGACAACGAGCTGCGGCAAGAGCCGGGTGTCACCTACTCTAACTACGGACGCATCCGCATTTCACAGTGGGGCAAGGGCGAAACCGACAACTCTAACGGCGTAGAGTTCACGAAAGCACAGTCGCTGTCACTTCCGGTTATCACCGAAATCAACGGCATCTATTCGCTGACCGTAGAATCGTAGTTGTATGAAGAATTTCGAGGCAATATCGGCAAGTCTGTATCCTTACGATGTGGATCCTTTCCTCAAAGAAAAGGCCTGCATTGACGAGGGAATAGACACTCAAGCAGACTATACGGTAACCGATAAAATTAGCGTGGCAAAAGCCACAATCGCCATTCTGCGAAATCTCATTGTTCTTGCGAGTGAGAGCAACGGGGGCTATTCATTGTCGTACACGGACAAACTGGAAAAGCGCATTTTCCATATCGCAAAGGAAAACGGGCTGGACGATATTGCCGAAGAGTTCGATACTCGATCGAAAATTACCGACATTTCCGACCAATGGTAAGATTCCCCTATACGCTCGAAATGTGGTACGAGGAGGACGCCTCGCAAAATCCTGATGGTTCGTGGATCGAAGGTGCGCATGAATGGCGTGTCATCGGACGATGCAATGCCCGTCAGAATGGACGAGCACAGCAAATCAAAGGGCAAAACGGGGATGCCTTCCTCTACTCTTTCGAGGTTACGATGCCTGCAGATACACAGCCAATTCCTATCGGGACGAAAGTACGCATATTCGACAGCCGAGGATTCAACATCTTCGACCGTTCGCTCCGCACTGAGGCCAAACCGAAAGACAAGGACACGGCGTCGTATCCGGTACAGGGATTCTACAAAAGCGGACAACGTTACGAAAACACGAGATTATGGCTGTAAAGTGTACCAACTGGCGTGAGGTGGAACTTGAATTTGCGCGAGCAAAAGAAGAGTACGACCGAAAAGCTGTAGAATGGTTGTCGGCGTTGGGGGAAAGAGTGGTGAAGTACGCCCGCGAACACGGTAGTTATACCGATCACACGGGTAACCTACGCAACTCCATCGGGTATGTTGTGGTACAATACGGAAGAATCATTGCTGAATCTTTCAAGTATAACCGCCGTGTCAGACCGGACGGCAATCCTAAAGGGAACAAAGGTGCCGATGAAGCTCATGCCAAAGGGCTTGAACATGCCCGGTCTGTCGCCCGTGAACTTCCCGCTAACAAAACATATCTCGTATGGGTAGCCGGTATGGAATACGCGAAATATGTCGAGGCTAAAGGTTTCGACGTTCTCGAAGGGTCGGGAAACTGGGTGGAATCTACTGCTGAAAAACTCAAAGCGGAGTTCGCTCGATTCTTAAAATCGAAAAAGCGATGAACCTGACCTCTACGGAAATATTCAAACTCGTCTGGGATCGCATCCGGGATTCGCTGTTAGGGAAGACCGTGCCGATGATGTATGCGGACCACTACCCGAATAATCCTTCGGGAGAATTTATCGTCGTAGGCTCATTGTCAAATGTCGTCGGAGATTCGCAGGTGGCAACCGTAAATGTAAACATTTATGTACCGGACACAACACCGACAATCGGTCGTGAAGAGCAACGCTACCCCGATCGCAACCGTCTGAACGAACTAACTCGTCTCGCTTTCGATTCACTAGGATACTACCCTATCAACGAACGCTGGTTCTTTGATGTGAGCGATGAAACTCTTATTAGTGAGGAGGGGATCTCCTACACATTTTCAAACCTCAAAGTAAAACTTAAAAAATATTAAACATGGGACAAATAATCGGACTGAAAGCCGTTCATGCAGGTAATCCTCTCCCGAAAGGAGTAAAAGACGCTGAGGCTGCCGACTTAATGAAGGCTTTCACCAAAATCAGTCAGCCTTATAATGGTGGTGTTTCCACCAATTTCGCGATACCTTCCAGTAATGATTTTTATCGGGAAGGAGAAGCAGACCCATTTTACTCTGCAATCGACGAAACGACAGGCACAAAAGAAGTTACTTGGAATGTCGTAGATTTTGACGACGACACGATGGAATTTTACTTCGGAACTACAGAACCTGCAAAAGGCGAGATTTACGAAGGAGTAAAAGCATTCGTATTCGATTCCAAAAGTGGAGGCTCCATCGCTTTTGCAAGGTTAAAATATGTAGCGACATTGGGTGGTGGAATCAATAAAACCGACCCGCTCCAAATTCAAGTATCTGCGAAAGTTTTAGCTCCGGAACAAGGTGGTTATTCCTGGTGGCCGATTACAACTCCGGAATATACCAAGAGCGTTTTGTAAATTCTCTATCCCGCTGGAAAGCTGACGACTTGCATCACGTCTCGAGGACGGGGCGGGAGCAAAAACAATAGTTTATAATATGAAAAAAGAAGAAGTCGGCCGCCTTACAGAACAACGTGCACTTGACACACTGACTGAAAAAATTGAATCGTTCGAGATTGAAGGCAATGACAAAGAACAAATAACCCTTTACCTATACCCCCTCCAACTCGGACGACTCGCGATGATAAGTCGCCGACTAATAGACCTTGATCTGATTTTCGACGACGAACAGATGGAGGGTGCTGTTAAACGTATGTGGACCATATGCTCCGAAAAATCAAAAGAGGTGGCCGAAATAATCGCTATCGCCACACTTCGGACGCAACAAGAAATCGAAGATATGCTAAAAGAGCGGACAAAACTTATATACTGGTCCCCTACAATGGATACAACAGCTCTTACAAACATTTTGTCCACCATCGTATTTCAATCCTACTACGCGGATTTTATGAACGCTATTCGCTTGGTAAGAACGCTGCGGGTAATGATTTCCCCAACGACAACAGCGGAGCGGATAGCCACTACGGAGGGCGCAGTATCTGGGGACAAATAGATAATCTTATAAACCGCTATCATTGGACTCTTGAATATATTCTTTGGGGGATTTCATGGGCTAACGTACAGCTTATGATTTCCGACGCTCTAAAAACGGATTGTAAAAGTAAATCAACAACTAATATTCCCAACAATGAACAATCAAAAGTTCCCGATATAATTGACATGAACGATCCTAATGCAATGAACACACTTCTTCTGATGGCAGGAGGCAAACGATAACAAACGAAATAATTTATATGCTTGACAACATCCTAAAATCCGCGTCCGCACTCGGCGCCTGCGAACGACTGGACAAAGTGAAAAATTTTCACTCCCTGACCTCTCTGTTTTTTACGCCACAAGGACTTGAATTTTGCCATAAAAACAATTTCCCTCCGCTGGGAATATTTCAAGCTCACAAAAACGAAGTGAGTGATTGCAACATGTATGTGGATTGCGGATGCATAAGGCTCGACAAGCGAAAATACATTTGCTTAGTCGGCAATACGTCGGCTGAAATAGAAGCCTCGGGAGTAGATTTCGTCCACACTGTCATTCTTATGCATGGAGCCTCGGCCACAATCAACGCTTCGAATTATGCCGTAATAAAAGTCGTGAACATCAGCGGATCAAAGGTAGAAATCAATAAAGATAAAACCGTCATCGTATTATGAGTATAAACCTTACCGTAGTCATAGATAACGATGAAGCAATTCGCAAGTTCCGTGAACTTCAGAAAACGGCCAAAACCGTAACGTCCAGTGTCGTGACGGACGCCGACCGTATGGATATTGCAATGCGTCGCCTGGCTACCACCCTCGGACAAATCGGCGTCGGAGTGTCGCTTGCGGGGCTGGTGAAACAAATCGCGCAAACTCGTGGCGAGTTTCAACAGCTCGAAGTGGCCTTCGCAACTCTGCTCCAAAGTAAAGAAAAGGCTGATGCATTGATGTCACAAATGGTCGAACTGGCCGCCAAAACGCCGTTTGACCTGCAAGGCGTGGCCAGCGGCGCCCGCCAGCTTCTCGCATATGGATTCGCAGCAGAGGATATTACCAACACACTGACTCGGCTCGGTAATGTTGCGGCCGGTCTGGGACTGAACCTGCAAGACCTCACGTGGTTGTACGGCACGACGGCCGTACAGGGGCGTTTATACACGCGTGACGTAATGCAGTTCCAAAGCCGAGGCATCGACCTCGCGGGAGAGTTGGCAACGCAACTCGGCAAGACCCGCGCGGAAATCTCACAGATGGTCACGGAAGGCAAAATAGGCTTTCCAGAGGTGCAGAAGGCTATTGAAAGCATGACGAACGAGGGCGGGAAGTTCCACAACCTCATGCAGGAGCAATCCAAAACCATTACGGGCCTCATCTCCAATCTCGGCGATGCTCTCGACATGATGTTCAACGACCTCGGCAAGTCGCAAGAAGGCATCATTGCAGGTGCACTCAAAGGCACGATTTCACTCGTCGAGAACTATAATCAGGTGCTGGACATTGTCGCCCAGCTTGTCGTCGCCTATGGTACATATAAGGCGGCTCTGGTTGTCCTGACGGCAACGGAAAGGGTACACAGGACGGTAACGCTCGCCCACGCTTTCGGTCTCTCCACCCTCCAAACCGTAATGGGAACGCTGACCAAGAAGACGCAGGCACTGAATGCGGCTTTGATGAAGAATCCCTATGTGTTGATCGCTGCGGCCGCCTCCGCGTTTGCCGTCACACTCTACAAGATTATCACGGCGAAATCCGCAGAGGAGATAGCCTACGAAAAGGTAAACGCCGCCATCGACGCCTACAATCAGAAGCTCGATGAACAGAAGAATAAGGCCGAGCAGCTGCATGCGACCATGCAGGACGAGGTCAGCACGGCCTACACCAAGCGCAAAGCCTACGAGGAGCTGATACGTCTCTACCCCGAACTGTTGCAGCGGTACAGCGAGGAGGAAATCAAGCTCCTGTCGCTTATCGATCTTACAAAGGAGCTCAACGACATCAACGACACACGCAAGGAGAACAATCTGCAAGAGCAGTATGATGCCGCCCTCGAAAAGGTCAAAAGGTTAGATCAAGCGATAGCAGATGCTATGAAATTCGGTGATAGGACAGCAATGGCCGGACTTAGTCTTTCTTATAAAAATGCAGAGGCTGAGTTGGACGAGTACCGCAAACAGCTCTATGAACTAAAAGAAACACAAAAAGCCGCCGAGTGGGACGCTGCCCCTGCGGAGGTCAAGATTGCCACATTGCAGGGCAATATCGACGAGCTGAAAGCCCAAAACGCAGAAATCGACCGTTTAATTGAGAATGCACGCAATAAGCAAAAAGAAGCCCCGTATTTGCTTCCTCTGTATGGTGAGAGCGAAGATTATTATCAGTCGCTTAAACAGTCGAATCTATCTCAAATCGCAACCAAACAAAATGAAATATCATCCCTACGGTCAGACAGAAAAGAAACCAATCGCAACAAATCCTATTGGGAAGGACAGAAGAAGGAGGCGGAAGCAGCTCTCGAAGCGATGGACGTTTCATTGAAAGGGACAGCGAAATGGAATGAGCTGATCGCCAAAATCGCCGAATACGATTCGAAAATTAAACAATACAGCGTTTCGGGCAAAACGGTGACGGATGCCGCCAAAGCCCAGAAAAAGCTATCCGATCTTATTCTCGCCAATGATAAAGCCCTTCAGCAATCGCGCATCGATATTTTGAAAGATGGCAAGCAGAAAGAGCTGGCCGAAATAGACTTGCGCACAAAAGAGGAAATGAACAAACTCGAGCAGGATAAATCGAAACTTAAAGCCGCGCAGGGTGGAATCATAACTGCAGATCAAACAAAAGATTTTCAGGAAAGGCAATCGAATATTCAGCAAAAAAATGCCGATGACCGAGCTGCCATAGAACTGAAATACGCCCAAGAGCTTGACAAGATATACAAGCAGATCACCGATGACACGCTCTCGGAAGAAGATCGCCGCATCAAAGGCATAAAAGACAAATACGAGGAGTTCCGCAAGTGGGTAGAAGATGCTCTGAAGGCTGGAAATATCACCAAAGAGCAAGCGACCGATTTGGGTATCAAGATCGACCAAGCGGAAATTGCGGCCAGCCTAAATACCATTGTCGAGAAATACGGTACGATGGAGGATAAGATTGCCAAGATACGCGAGAAACACGCCAAAGACAGGGAAACAGCAACAAAGAACGGCCGCTCCGACCTTATTCCTCAAATCGACAAACATGAAACAGAGGAAATCGGACAAATCAAGGTGGACGAACTGATGAAAACCGATGACTGGATTAATCTGTTCCAAAACCTCGACGCCTTGTCGAGCCGTGAGATATTGCGTATTATTGACAACATAAACAGACTGCTCCAAGATGCCGACCTCGACCCTATCAATCTGAAAACAGTAACCGATCAACTTGACCAAGCAGCAGATATAGCCACTCGGAAGAATCCATTCGCAAGTATTTCGGCAAACTTCAAGGCTTATAAAAAGGCACTTGCAGATGGGGATGATCTTCGAGCTGTAAAGCTACGTGAAGATGCCTGGCAAGCAGTAGCGGAGGCAATTGACATCGTTGCTGCATCGATAAGCGGTGTGTCTTCTATTGCGTCAGCATTGGGAGCAGATGAAGACACGACGGCCTCCATTAACAACATTGCAGGTGCTGTAGGCGGAGCAGCACAAGCTGTGAGTGGATTCGCATCTGGAAATATTGTTCAAGGCATTCAAGGAACTGTGTCGGCTATCACCAGCCTGATAAACCTTTTCAGCGGAGATCGACGAAAAGAACGTAACATTCAGCGCTTACAAGATCAAATTGATGCTCTCGAAAAATCATATGATGAACTCGGGGAGGCCGTTGAAGAGGCATACTCTACAGATGCTTCTGAACTTATCGAACAACAAAATGAATTACTCGAACAGCAAAAAATATTGATACAAAATCAAATAGCAGAAGAGCGTAGTAAAAAAGACACGGATGAAGAACGAATCAAAGAATGGGAAAATCAAATTGATGAGATAAATAAACAAATAGAAGAAAATAAGGAAAAGGCCTTAGATGCAATTTTTGGCGAAGATCTAAAATCTGCAATTGATAATTTCGCAACAGCTTACGCCGATGCATGGGCAAACGGGGAAGATCGGGCAAGAACCGCACGAGATGTGGTTCGGAATATGATGCGTCAAATGGTAATAGAAAGTATTAAATCTGCCATACAATCTTCCGAAGCCATGAAGAAAATTCGCGAGAAATTGCAAGAGTTCTGGTTAGATGGGGTATTTTCAGCCGAGGAACAAGAGGAGGCCTATAAAATGGCTGATGACTTACAAAAATATTTAGATGATAAATATGGATGGGCAGGTTCTCTGCTATCCGACAATCAGGCATCTACCCAGAATGCTACTTCACGCGGTTTTCAGGCAATGTCCCAAGACACAAGCGACGAACTCAACGGTCGCTTTACTGACATGCAAGGTAAAATGAACATCCTTGTCAATGGTATGGAGCTGCTTCGATCGATCAATATGGATACGCGTAATGTGACTTTCGACATCCGAGATATTATGATTCAATTGAATGGTAATGTCGCAGATATTCGAACATACACCCGCATATTGCCTGCAATGGGCGAAACTCTTGTTGCAATAAATCGAAAACTTGATAACCTATAA